TCATGGCGGTGCTATGTGGGCAAGAATGCCTATTCAAGCTTTAGTAGCAGATATACCATTACAAGAATGGCCTTCTCCTATGGAAGATCATTTAGCTCAACCATGGGATTGTCTTAGCCATGATCATTCTGTTGTAGTTTTAGATAGGGTTAGTTCATCTCCTTGGATATGTAAAATAGGTGGAGAGTTCTATACAGGAAAATATTTATTTACAGTAGACTACACAGAAAATTCAATAGCTGATGATTCTGCTCAACATAAGCAATCACATGTGTTATATTTAACAGACGCTGGTGAGTATACTGGTAACTTTGTAGCTTTACCTAATAACAGAGTAAGAGCTACGAACCCTGCTTTATGGCGTGTTGGAGAAGGAGCACCAGACTTTATGCCTTCTCAATGGACGCATTCAGCAGAACAACATGAGAGTTATATGGATCCGAACATAACATTTAATAATTTATATGCTCCAGAGGAAGATTAAATGACAACATCAAGTAGTACAAACTTTGAGCCAGATGTAACTGAGTTTATAGAAGAAGCATTTGAAAGATGTGGATTAGAACTTCGTACTGGTTATGATCTAAAAACAGCAAAAAGATCTATTAATCTTATGTTAGCTGAATGGGCTAACCGTGGTCTTAATCAATGGACTATAGAACAGACAACTCAAACAGTTACTAAAGGCACTAACCAATATACTTTAAACTCTAATGTTATTGATATATTAGATTGCTCCATTAGAAGAGATACTGATGGAACTAACCTTGATTTACAAATGTCTAAGATCAGCAGAAGTGAATATCTAAATATTCCAACCAAGTCTACTGAAGCTAGACCTACTCAGTTCTTTCTTGATAAACAAGTAAGTCCTGTTTTAAATATATGGCCTACGCCAGAGAATAGTACAGATGTATTAGTCTTTAATAAACTAGTGAGAATGGATGATGCCGACACCGCCACAAATACAATGGATATGCCTTTTAGGTTTTTTCCTTGCTTCGCTGCTGGTCTTGCTTATTACATAGCTATTAAGAAAGCACCAGAGAGAGTTGTTATGTTAAAGCAAATGTATGAAGATGAATTTGAAAGAGCTCTATCTCAAGATGAAGACAGTGCTTCATTTAGAATTGCACCATACTTAAGACACGGGTACTAAAATGGCTTACGCAGCTGGTAAATTTGCAAAGGCTCTTTGCGATAGATGTGGATTTGAATACAAGCTGTCGCAACTAAGAGAAGAATGGAACGGTTTAAAAACCTGTAGAGATTGTTTTGAGCCTAAACATCCACAACTTGAGCCATTACCACACGTATCAGATGCAGAAGCTTTATATAAACCTAGACCTAATAATGATGTAGAATTAGGAGAAGGAGCTGTTTACACAAATGATGGCAATTCTAATTCTTCAATGACAGCTGATCCTATAGGATCTAAGATATTAGGATATGAAATGACAGGTTCCCTTGGCGAGGTTACAATAACAGTATGACATTATCAGAGTTAAAAACATTAATTAAAAATTACGTACAAAACGAAGAGACTACTTTTGTATCTACTCTTGACGATATGATCAAGAATACAGAAGAAAGATTGTTTGAATTAATACAGTTTGATTTTTTTAGAAAAAATGTAACAGGTGTTTTAACAACTGGAAATACATATCTAACAGCACCCACAGATTATAATTTAAGTTTTTCACTAGCTGTTATAGACGCTAGTGGTGATTATCATTACTTAGAAAAAAAACATGGAAGCTTCATGAGAGAATATACTCCTGATCCTACAGACACATCATTAAGAGGATTGCCAAAATATTATGGAGATTTTGATAAAGAATTATCTACTGCTTCAAATAATGGATCTACATTAATTGTAGCACCAATTCCAGATGCAGATTATTCAGTAGAGTTACATTACTTATACAAACCTAATAGTTTAGTAACTGACACAACAGGAACATGGTTATCACAAAATGCTAGAAACGCATTGTTATATGGATGTTTATATGAAGCATATACTTTTATGAAAGGTGATACTGATCTTTTAGCTTTATATGAAAATAGATTTCAACAAGAAACTGCAAGGTTAAAAAACAAAGCAGAGGCTAGAGGAAGAAAAGACGAATATCGTTACGATTCTATTAGAAACGCTACCACTTAAGGAGAGAGAAGATGGAGAGAGTAGAAAACCTAAAAGGTAAAACTATAGCTATTGTCGGTCTTGGCAAAAGTTGGTTTGATTATAATTTAGCAAAATCACACGGAGTTCACTTTGATGAGGTATGGGCTATAAATGGTGTGGCTAGTGTTATCTATCATGATAGAGTATTTATGATGGATCCTGCGTCTAGGTTTTTAGATACAGATGATGCTGGTGGTCAAACAGAAATGATGGCTAAGATGTTACAAGAACATGAAGGGCCTATATATACATGCGAATTAGATAAGCGTTGTCCAGGTTTAGTTAATTATCCAATAGAGAATGTAATCAAGGACACTAACTGCTATTACTTAAATAATACGGTTGCCTACGCAATAGCTTTTGCGTTATGGAATGAGGTTGCTGTTTTAAAAATGTTTGGTGTAGATTTTTCATATAAAGAAAACTTACATTTTGCAGAAGCAGGAAGAGGTTGTACTGAGTTTTGGTTAAGCAAATGTATTTCAGCAGGTATGCGAGTAGAAATAGCAAGCACATCTGGGTTATTAGATACAGACGTAACACCAGAACAAAAGTTATATGGTTATCATAGGTTGGCAGATCCTTTGGTAGTAATATCTGATGAAGAAGGTTTAAAGATTGAAAAATTAAATAATTTAAAAATAACAAAAAAAGTACATGAACCTGTGTTAATAGATAGAAATGACTCACACTTAAAACCACCCGAGCCAAACAAATGGTAGATAAAATAACACCAGCAGGAATACCTGGATTAGGCATTATAGAAGCAAAAACTACTAACTATGGTGGTCATCCTCCAGAGTTTTGGGCAGAAAGACTTACTGAGAAAATAGTGAGCAGTAGCGATAGTAAAGATCCATATATTAAAGAACAAGCTAGAGCTTATAGAGATGTGATTTATCAAGTTTGTTTGATTTATATAAAAAATGCTTTAAAATCTTATAAAGCAACTTTGATACAAGATTTATCTGGTCAAGGTAGCGAAGATATAGCAAAAATAATTAAAGGTATTTAATATGGCCATTACATCAACATTAACTACAAGTTTTAAAAAAGAACTATTGACTGCAACACACAATTTTGCAACTAATGGTAATGCTTTCAAACTTGCTTTATTCACAAGTTCTGCCACTATGGGAGCAACTACAACTGCTTATTCAACTTCACAAGAATCAAGTGGTACTAACTACACAGCAGGCGGTAATACTTTAACTAAAGTTGCACCGACAAGTTCTGGAACTACTGGTTTTACTGATTTTGCAGATTTAACTTTTGGTACAGCAACTGTTACAGCTAGAGGTTGTCTTATTTATAACGACACCAATAGCGATAAGTCAGTAGCAACAATCGACTTTGGTGGAGATAAAACTTCAACAGCAGGCGACTTTACAATAGTTTTTCCAGCAGCAGCGGCAAGCACAGCGATTATACGTATAGCTTAAAATGGCTGAGTTCCTTAACGGCTGGGGTCGAGGTACTTGGGGTCAACTCGCTTATGGTGAAGCAAGTGTTCCTCTTTCAATAACCGCACCCGCAGCAGGATCAACAGGTACACCAGTTGCAGCAGTAAATGCTCAAGCTATAGTATCAGTAGGTGGAGTCACTGCTAGTTTAGGTGCTGTTAGTGTAAACATTCAAGCTGAAGCTAACGTAACACCTACAACTTTATTAGCAGCAGGTAATCTAGGTACGGCTACAACAACCTCAGTAAATAATATAAGCGTAAGTGGACTAAATGGCACATCAGCTTTAGGTACGGCAACTTTATCAACAAACAATAATATACCTACTGATACTGATTTTGACTCACCTATGCTTGGAGTATTAGGTACTCTTATTCCAGTCAGTAATAATAATTTATCTGTTTCTGGATTTGGTACAACATCAGCTTTAGGCACAAGTACAACCAAGACAGTAAATAATGTTTTTGTAACTGGGTTTGCAGGCACTTCTTCCTTAGGAACAGTCACTACAGTTTGTAAAGCAAATATATCACCTGAACTAGGACAAGCAGAAGGTTTAGTAGGATCTACACGTGTTTGGAGCTTAATAAATGATACACAAACCCCTAACTGGGAAGAAGTCGCTTAACTTTTATGAAAAAACAACTTATAATAAATTTGAACGGAGACAAGCATGGCAACTTATGTAAATGATCTTAGGTTAAAAGAAATAGCAACAGGTGACGAATCAGGTACCTGGGGCACAAGCACAAATACTAATCTAGAGCTTATAGGTGAAGCGTTTAGTTTTGGTACTGAGGCCATAACAACAAACGCTGATACTCATACAACTACAATAGCTGATGGATCAACTGATCCTGGTAGATCTTTATATCTTAAATACACAGGTACTCTTGATAGTGCTTGTACTATTACCATAGCACCCAATACCGTATCAAAACTTTGGTTTATTGAAAACGGTACTACTGGTTCACAAAACATAATTATTTCTCAAGGTAGTGGAGCTAATATAACAATACCTGCTGGAGATACTAAGTTAATTTACTCTGACGGAGCAGGTTCTGGTGCGGCAATGGTTGACGCTTTTGCTAGTCTTAACGTTGTAGATCTAAAAGTAGAAGATGATTTAACAGTTACAGATGATGTTGCTATAGGTGGACTAGCAACGGTTGGTGGTACATTAGGTGTTACAGGTATAGTTACGCTAACTGATGATCTTATTATTGGTGACGGTAAAACGATAGGTTCTGCCTCAGACGTAGATGCTATGACTATTGCTTCTAATGGCCAAATAACGTTAACACAAACCTTAATCGGTACAGCCTTAGATATTTCAGGCGATATAGATGTAGACGGAACTACTAACTTAGATGTAGTAGATATAGACGGAGCTGTAGATATGGCTACCACACTTACAGTTGGTGGTGAAATAACAGCAGCAAGTTTAGATATATCAGGAGATGTAGATATAGACGGCACATTAGAAACAGACGCTTTATCTATTGCAAGTACAACTATTACTTCAACAGCAGCAGAATTAAACTTTAGTGACGGAGTAACTTCCAACATACAAACCCAGCTCAATACAAAAACCTCAACAGGTAAAGCCATTGCCATGGCTGTTGTATTCGGATAATTTAGGAGAAAAATATGGCAGCAGTAAATATAGTAAACGTAACTTCCATACAAGGATTTAATATGTGTGGAGCAGTCACAACTTCAGCAACAGATGTAATTGATGTACCTGCTGATGTTATATATAAAATAAACACAGTAATCATATCTAATGTAGATGGTACCAATTCAGCTAATATAACTGCTTCAGTATCAAGAGATAATGGTTCTAATTATTTTCATATAGCAAAAACAGTAGCAGTACCAGCAGATTCAACTTTAGTGCTTATTGACAAAAATTCAGGAATTTACTTGGATGAAACGGATTTATTAAGATTAACAGCTAGTGCTAATAGTGATTTAGAATATGTGATTTCTGGTGAAATATTAGGTGACGCGTAAGGAGTTAGGAAATGGCTCATTTTGCAGAACTTGACAGCAACAACAAAGTAATACGAGTAATAGTAATATCCAACGAGGATGTAGATGCTAACGGTGGCGAGTTAAGTACAGAAGCAGAAACTTTTGTAGCTTCTGTAGTACCACACTCAGAAAGTGGTGTTGCTTGGAAACAAACTTCTTACAACCGTAATTTTAGAAAACGATTTGCAGGTATTGGCGTCACTTACGATAAAGTTAAAGATAAATTTATAGAACCACAACCCTTTCCCTCCTGGTATTTAAACACGAACGATGATTGGCAAGCACCAGTAAATTTTCCAACTACAGTTGATATAGGTGGTCTTAGAGCTAACGCAACATGGGATGAAGTTAATCGAAGATGGATAGGTAAAACATTTGACGAAACTACTGACCCAGTAACAGAAACTGACTACGTTTGGAGCACCAGTAATCTACAATGGAGCGAGGTTTAATATTATGCCTATTACAAAAATTCAAAGAAGTCCATTAATTGGTGCAGCCCAAGACCCAGTTTTTTCAGCAAAAGTAACATCTTTTAACAGTAGTACAAACTATGCAGTACCTTCTAAAACAACCTCAGTAACTTATTTAGTAGTTGCTGGTGGTGGAGCAGGAGGTTTTTTTGGCGGAGGTGGAGGAGCTGGTGGTTACAGGTCATCTACACCAGGCGAAGCATCTGGTGGTGGAGCTTCCGCAGAATCAGCTTTAACTGTTACCGCAGGCTCAACAGTACCTGTTGTAGTTGGAGCAGGGGGGGTTGCTGTAGGAGCACATGGAGAATGGCGACCTGGAGCAGATTCTAGTTTTGGCCCCATAACTTCTGCTGGCGGAGGCTCAGGCGGAAGTAGGTTTGCTTATACTAATCCAAGTGGTAATGCTGGTGGTAGTCAGCTTGGACAAGATGGAGGCTCAGGCGGAGGTTCTGGTATTTGGTATGGTGTTGGTAATAAACCTGACGGAAGCGCTGCAGGTGCAGGAACAGCTAATCAAGGTTATCCAGGTGGAGGTGCTAGAAGTCCAGACTCAAACTATGGTTGTGCTGTAGGTGGCGGTGGAGCAGGTGAAGCAGGTCAAAAAGGTAATCCTGATAATGTTATTGGAGGTAGAGGCGGACAAGGTGTAGCATCTTCTATTACAGGTTCTCCAGTAGCTAGAGCAGACGGTGGTGGAGGAGCAGCAGGTGATAGCAATCTTTCAGCTCCTAATGACAAAGGAGGAGCTCCTGGTCCAGGAGGAACTGGCGGAACAGGATATGGAAGCGGCTCTGCATCTGATTTGGCATCAACTGCTGGTGCTGTTAATAAAGGTGGCGGTGGCGGTGGTGGTACTTATGGCCCTGCATCTTCGTCAAGAATGGGTGGCAACGGTGGTTCAGGATTTGTTGCTGTTAATGATCCAAACGGTGATTTTAGTGCATCAAGTGTTTGGAATTTAAGAAAAGTATATGAATTAAAAAAAGACGGCGATTGGATTTAACTTAGCCTATCAATGGAATTATATTTTTGTATTAGTTTACAACGTGCAGGTAACACTTTACTCGGAAGCATTTTAAATCAAAACCCAGATATAACCCTTACAGCTAACAGTCCTCTTACTGAAATTATTTACCAACTTGACTTAATAAAAACCAATAAAGAAATTTCTCAACAGCAAAACTTTCCTCATCACGGTTCTTTAGATAATGTTATTAGAAAAACTTTCTATACTTATTCTGAAACATTTAAAACAAAATATGTTATTAATAGATGTAATTGGGGATCAGATGGCAACCTTGAATTATTAGAAAAGTATTTTGATAAAAAGATTAAATTTTTAATTTTGTACAGAAACCCTTTAGATTGCCTAGCTTCGTTATTAAAAGCATTTAAAGTTAAAAAAGAGAATATTGAAATAGATGCAGACTATTTTATGAACCCAGAAACAGGTGTTTTAGGAAATGTAATTAAGCAAATTCCTTTAGTACAAAAAAACTATGAGCATTTATTTATTACATACGACCAGTTGATCGCTAACCCACAAAGTACAGTTAATAGTGTTTATGATTTTTTTAATATACCTAAGTTTGAACACACTTATACAAACCTTAAACAATTTGAAATACAAGGTGTGCAATATGATGATTCTATTTTTGGTGATGTAGATTTACATACAATAAGAACGGATAAAATAGAAAAGAAAACATACCCAATAGAAGATTTTTTACTTCCTTCTGTTATAAAAAAATATAAACACATAGGAAAAGAATATGAATCTTAAATGGTATTATTGGTATTTTAAATCTGCTATACCAGAAAAAATATGTGACGATATAGTACGTTATGGTAAAGAACAAGATAAACAAATAGCTACTACAGGAGGCACTAATAAAAACGAACTTACAGAAGTAGAACTTAAAAACATTCAAAAGAAAAGAAAGTCAGATGTGGTATGGATGTCTGATAGATGGATATATAACGAAATACAACCT